TTATCAATCATCCAACCACCAAATAATGCAAGCATTGCATCCATAAATCTTTGGAATACACTCTTTACATTCTTAGTACCCTTCTCTACTGGTTCAACTAATTCTTTTTCTGTTTCTAATTCAAGAAATTTTTCTGCACCTTGCTTCTTCTGAGCATCAAGTTGTTGTTGATCTGCTTTATCTTGATCCCTTTCAATTTCTTTATCTACAGCAATATCTTCTGCGATTATATCTCTGATACCAAGTAAACTTTGATTAATATTGAGGATTGATTGATTAATATCCTGAAATAGTTCTTGAGTTATACCACTCTTTTCCAATACATCTACTTTTTTTTCCAAAGTGATGACTCTAGCAAGAGTCTTCCTTTGTGTACCAAAAGATTTCGACATCGTTGCATGACTAGCAAACGACATCTCTTTCTTTTGACCTTCTGGAACTGGTAAATCCATTACTGTTGTTTTGCCTTTAGATTCTCATCTTCAATATGTTGTTTCAATAAACTAATGTATATCTCCCGTTCCCACGGGATCATATTCTCAATATCACTTAAAGAGTATTTATGATGCTGCATGAGGGCAAAGTTGATCTTGTAGTATGATACAAGATCCTCATGTAACATCCCTAGTTGAAAAAAGCTGCTAGTCCCTCCAATGGAATAACATTATCAACTTTAGTTTTAGGATTAGTTACAGTTATTTCATGCTTTAGTTTTGGCATTGTAGTAAAGAACTTCTCCACTTCCTTAAACTGTTTAGATCCTAACTGCTCCAAAAACTCTTTCATTTCTTTAGGGGTAGAATCTGCCGCAGTCCATTCTTCTTCAGCACTAAAAATCATATCTACACAACTTACAATCATATCAAGAGACTTATCAAATCCTGGTCCTACTGCAAAATTATCTGCAATAAACTGATCCAATGAAGGGTACTTCATCCTCAATGTCAAAGTCTCATCTAATTTAATATCCTTAGTATGATCAGGATCTTCTATAACCTGAATCTCATCTAGATTAACAGTAACAGGAACCTTTGTTACACCATCATCAGGACATGTCACTTGAATATCTACAGACTCTCCAACTGACTTACCCCTAACATTAAGGAATAGATACTCAATATCAAATGTAGATAACTTATCAATCTTTATACCCCTTGATAAAATACAGTTACCCAATACTTGTTTAACTGCACGAGCAATATCTTTTATTTCATTACTCTCCATTGCAATGACAAGAATCTTTTCTTCTTTAACTAGAAAAGGTCTATATCTAATCTTTTTTCCTGACGAAGGAATAACCAACTCATAGGTTGGTGCATTAATCTTTGGTAGTGGCATCAGTTTTTCCTTTAATTATACCACATATGTAAGCCAATGTGGATTTGAATGCGTTGCCGTCTAACTCTTCAAACATAAACATATTCAAACGAAATGCATAGTTTGCTTCAGAGATAATAGCAGAGAGCTGTGATTCTGTCACAGGCAGTGTATTTAGTGTAGCACGATAGTTATTTTTAAACTCCTTCTTATCCTCTATCTCAGGGAACTCGTAGAAGTCTAGACCACCATCATTTAATTTAAGAGCGTTCTTAGCAATATTTCTAAGGATCTGACCCCCAGAGAGATCACCCAGATATCTAGTATAATGATGACCCACAAGAAGTTCAGTCTGGTCATGTGCTACCTCACGGATACGATTAACATACTGTTGACATGCTTCAGTAGGATAGATATTCTTTGCCCAATCCTTGCCATAAAAATACTCACAATCTTTTGCTAAATTACGATGTCTATAAAGTTCCTTCATGTTCAATGGTCCCACAACAGGATCATCTTTCAATCTTAGAACTTCTACTTCCATAGCATGATATATGAAGTAGTAGTTAGCAACAAGTTGACGATACTTTTCTTTATTAACTACTCCACGCAAAAATGATGATACAAACTTTGTATTTTCTGCTGCTGAGTGAGACTGTTTAGTCCCTACTTTTAATTCCTGTGCTAATCCCATACTAAATCTCCATTATGTACATTATATCATAATTTATGCAATATTTCCACTGCTAGGATTTGCATGGAAATCTCCTGTAGGATTATTCGGAACAAACTTATTAGTTTCTGAAGAGAAAGATTTATCCGATTGTATATTTTCAGAACCTGTTACTTCAGCAGCATTATCTTTCTGAGCACCAGCAATACCAGTATTACCAACAGCACTAGGAGTACTTACTGGAGAAGCACCAGCTTCTGCAGCACCATCTTGCTGTAATACACTACTGGTACGACTCAAACTATCCAACTTACCAAAGTAATAACGATCATATGCAAAGGTAACAGTGCATTCAAGAACCTGAGCACCTTCATATGAAACAGGCATTGATGTTACATTAACAGGGAATGCATTAAGGAAAGTATATTCAACATTTCTAAAATGATCTTTATCAAATTTTTGTATTCTTATAGTATCTACTTTATATTCTGAAGGATACTGCATTCTATGATAATATGCCTTCTCATGTTTTGAAACTTGTCCATCAGCACCAGAAGCAATAAAATCTTGCCACAACTCAAAGAATTGAAGAACTCTATAATCAGAGTCAACATAAAAAGTAAAAGTGCTATCAGTATAAACCCTAGAGTGAGCCATCTTCTCAACTATACCCATTCTATTACCTTCAATCTGTGCTGTAGCAAAAGAAGTTGCTGGTAATTCTGCAGCATTACAATACAAACCAAGATCTCTACCAATAAAATAATTACTGACAAGAGGAGCTTTACTACTAATATAACCTCTCAGTTTTTGCAATGAAGCAAATCCAGAAAAGAATACCTCATAATGATTAGTAGTAGCAACCTTTTGAAACTGCCTAACTATGCTTTTAGTTTTTCTTACTCGTGGGTAACTTGGCACAATAAATACCTAAAGGGATCTTACGACATATGGCTCGATCAGGAAGATACAGACCTTCTAATATAAAAAAGTATAGAGGGGACTATCGTAACATTATTTATCGCAGTTCCTGGGAAAGAGTGTTTATGAAGTATTGTGATAAGAATGATAATATAATAGAATGGGGTAGTGAAGAGGTTATTATACCCTACAGATCACCACTTGACAACAAATTGCATAGATATTTTCCTGACTTTTATATAAAAGTAAAAGACCTTTCGGGAGTACCTAAGAAGTATATTATTGAAGTGAAACCCAAAAGACAATGTACTGCACCAAAGGTTCAAACAACTAAGAATAGAAAATATGTAAGAGAAGTAATGGAGTATGCTAAGAATCAAGCAAAATGGGGTGCAGCAAGAAACTGGTGTGCTGATAGAAGAATGGAATTTAAGATACTAACGGAGGATAACTTAGGTGTCTAGACTACAGCCAATTGTAGATGAATTTGTCGGGACTGAACAACCCGATGATACAATGCTGGAAATTTTAGATGCTTTACAGGATACTAAAACTATCCTACCAGAGGAAGGTGGGTTCTATACTTTTGTATATCTACCAAAGACTCCTATGATTGAATATGACGAGTTTCCTTTGATAGCATGTATGGAATTGAAACAATGGGGATTTAGAGGGTTTAATTATCATTGGAATAAAATGAGAAATTATACATGGGCAGAAGTGATTGGAGAATTCCATGAACTATCAGTTGCTGAACTAAATCATGCTAGAGAATTATCATATGCAAAATTCAGGCTAAATACATAAAAAGATAGTGTATAATGGCAACACTTAGTCCTAGTGAGTTTTTAAAAGCTCCGACTAAAAAGAAAGCAAGTAAAGGTAAAGTAAGTGTACTAAGATATCCGTATGATATTATTAGTGCATCCACCGATTACTTTCAAATCGATGTGATGAATTATAAAGCAACGGGAGGTACGAATCCATTTAAAGCAAATACAAGAATTAAAAAAGGAAAATGGATTGGTCCATATTCAATGGACACATATAAAAAGAAGGGTTTAACAGAGTCTAGTGCAACGGTTGATGAAAATGGTGTTGCTCAGTTCGTTGATGGTGAGTTAGATCAAATGAGTGTTAAAATGCTTAGTGATCAATATTTAAATGGAAAAGCAGATAAAAGTATTATATTACCTATACCATCTGATATTCAAGACTCAAATGGTACTAAATGGGGAGAAGATGAAATAAATGACTTTGCTGCTTGGGGTATGACACAAATGGGAAAAGTGATTGAGACAGATACTATGAAAGAAGCAGCAGAAGTTGCAACTAATACAATAGGTCAAATTGCCAGAGCTTCAAAAGGTGCAGGAGGAAAAAATTTAATAGATTATTTTAAAACAACTGCAGTAGTAACTGCTGCAAATGCTATGGGTGCAAATACATCAGTAGATGGAGTTTTGGCAAGGAGTTCTGGTCAAATAATTAATAAGAATGTAGAACTTCTATTCAGTGGTGTACAATTAAGATCATTTAATTTCTCTTTTGACATGTCACCCAGAGACGAAACAGAAGCAGATATGATTAAGCAGATAATTTTTGAATTAAAGAAAAGAATGTCTCCTAAAATGAATAGAGATCAAATGGGTTTCTTAAACTCACCAGATGTATTCAGAATTGCATATAAAAAAGGAAGGGCAGAACACCCATTCCTTAATAGTTTTAAGACATGTGCTTTAACACAAATGAATGTTAATTATACAGGGTCAGGAACT